ACTTGGTTCAATAGATGAATATACAGCAGATGGTGGTCGCATAGGTAAACAAGAGGGTGGCACTACTGTAAAACCTGTATCACAAATAGTACAAGGAGCAGGATTTATTGCACCACAAAACAATGCTACTGAACAACAAACTATAGCAGACGACATACCAATGGAAGCGGAAGAGGGAGATTTTATTATTAATGCACCTGCTGCTCAATTTGCAGGTAGACAAGATATTGTTACTATGATTGTGGGAGCTATTGAAAGTTTACGAGAAAAAGGGGTTGACATTCAGTACGGGAATCCTAAAATACCTATAAAGAGAAGAGTTCAATTAGCTGTATCCCGAAATGAAGTGTATGTGCCAAGAGTTGTAGCAGAAGAAATAGGTTACGATAAATTAGAGAAAATAAATAATCGTGGTAAAAAAGAAGTAGAACAAAGACAACAAGAAGCACAATCTCAAGCCAGTCGTGGTGGATTTATAAGTAAAGCAAGCGGAGATGTAGTAGAGGGTAAAGATGAAACCATACAAATTGCAATGTCTGATTTATCAAAACTTCTTAAAACTAGAAAAGAAGTAGATCGTGTTGAAGAAAAAAAATTAGATGAACCAAAGTATGAAGTTGAAAAACAGCCTGTTCCACGGGAAAATTTTAGAAATTTTATAAAATCAAGATTTAAAAATTTAGGTTTAAAAAACAAATATCAAGAACAATCATACGACATATTAACTTTATTAGAAATAGGAAACGATGTTGATCCTAGACGAGGTAATGTACCTGCAACTCAAACAGATAAAAGTGGTTTAACTGTTGGTTTAGGGTTTGATATAGGACAATTTGATTTAAAAGAATTACAAAGTTTTGGATTTTCAAACAATTTAATAAAAAAAATGACTCCTTATTTAGGGTTAAGAGGACAAACAGCTAGATCAAAACACGGTACAGATATGCAATGGGCATTAACTGATCAAGAATTAGATGAAGTAAATAAACATATTTTAACAAAAAGTATAGATAAATTTAATAAAGAGTATCCAGAATATACAAAAGTAGATCCGTTAGATTACGCTGTGTTGTATAGTGCTTATCACAATGGTGGTTTAAAACCTGATGGGTTTTTAAAAGGAAAAAGAATAAAAAGAACACCTGAAAATCCAAAAGCTATTCGTTATAATAAATTTAGAAAGTATTATGATAAAACAGGAGATATGGAAAACGCACTTCAAATGGGGTTAGTTAATATAATAGGAAAAGGTGCTGCAGAACATAATAGAGCAAAAACAGCAAAACAATGGATTAGAGGAAAATATATGGATAGAGACATTATTTCTAAAAATGTATTACCAACTCCCAGACCAGTTGTTAAAGATAAGGTAAAACAAATAAAAATAGATAAACTACCTATTCCTAAACCTAAAGAGATTCAGGTTAATCCTGATAAAGAATCATTTCTTACACCTTCACCTTCGTTGGTGTAACGAAAAGATTTCGTCAGCTACCCACGTATTAGTGGCCCTGACAAACCGAAGCAGCTACCCACTGCCATGTGGCACTGCATAAATGAGGTATAAGACAATGGCAAAACAAGTAAAAGGCGTAAGAGCTAATAAACCAAATGATTCTTTTGGCACAATAAATGAACCTAATCTTTATCGAAATAAATATCGTGAAGATGTTTACAAAGATGATGAAGAAGAGGTTAAAGAAGAACAAGAAACAAAACAAAACGAAACGGACACTTCTAAAGAAGCCACTCCAAAAAATCAAAGTTTTGTGGAAACAAAAGAAGAAGATGGAACTGTCTACAAAAAACGTTATGATGATTTAAAAAAACATTATGACAAAAAACTTGACGAGTGGAAAACAGAACGTGAAGCTTTGGAAGCCGCTAATAAAGTTTCGGATACTGGAGTACAAGTACCAACAACTCCTGAAGAAATAACGGAGTTTAGACAAAAGTATCCAGACGTGTACAAAGTTGTTGAGTCTGTAGCATCAATGCAAGCAGAACAAAGAGCAGGAGATCTCAGAGGTGAGATTGATTCTCTTAAAAAGCGAGAAGAAGATTTAGTTGTTCAAAGTGCTTACAAAGAACTTTTATCACAACATCCTGATTTTCAGGAAATTAAAACTGATGAAAAGTTTTTACAATGGCTTGATGAACAACCAGAGTCAATATCTGATGGCATATACAAAAACAACAAAGATGCACGGTGGGCAAGTAGAGTATTAGATCTATATAAAGCCGATGTTGGTATGAACAAAGAACCAAAAAAGACTGTTAAAAGTGCGGCTCAAACAGTAAAATCTACTAAAGCAAAGGAGATTGTTACTGATACAAACGCAAATAAAAAAGTCTGGAAGGGTTCTGACATCGCCCGACTTAAACCGTGGGAGTTCGAGAAGGTAGAAGCCGATATTGATCTAGCACGACAAGAGGGGCGAATTGATATGAACAGCTAAACCTCAATTTAAGGAGAGAGAAAAATGGCTTTCGGAACTGCAGCGGGTTACGGTAACTTACCTTCGGGTAACTTTGCCCCGCAAATTTTTAGCCAAAAAGTTCTCAAATTCTTTAGACGTGCTTCGGTTGCAGAAGATATTACTAATACTGATTACACTGGGGAAATTGAAAACTTTGGTGACACTGTAAATATCATCAAAGAACCTACAATAACTGTATCAAGTTATACTAGAGGTTCTGTGGTGAACACACAAAACTTGGCAGACGATCAAATTACATTGACCGTAGACCAAGCTAACGCATTTGCATTTAAAATTGATGACATTGAGGAGAGACATTCTCATGTTAACTTTGAAGCATTAGCTACCTCATCAGGTGCTTTTTCTTTGAAGAGAAAATACGATGCAAACGTACTACAATCTTTATCAGACGGTGCAGGTCTTGCAGGTGCTGATGATGCAAGTTTATCAGGTGGTTTAACAACTACTAATACAGCTTTAGGTACAGCATCTGCTCCTATTAACGTAGAAACAGATGACGCAGGTATCAACCTCATGCTTTTAATGGCTAGAGTGCTTGACGACCAATCTGTACCAGAAGAGAATAGATGGTTTGTTGCACCTCCGATCTTCTATGAGAAGATGTTTCAAGCAGGTAACAAGATTGCAGAAGTACAGGTAACTGGCGATGCGTCTTCTAACCTAAGAAACGGACTTGCAACTCCGGGTACACTTGCAGGCTTTTCTTGCTACAAGTCTACAGCTTTAAACAGCACAAGTGGAACTGATCAGGTAACAATGTCAGGTCTGGCAACAGATGCTTCTGAAAACGTTATCTTAGCAGGTCACATTTCTGCTGCGGCAACAGCGTCTCACATCGCAAAGACAGAAGTGGTACGTTCAACTGAATCATTCTCTGACGTTGTTAGAGGACTACATGTTTTTGGTAGAAAAATTCTTAGACCAGAAGCGTTAGTTCGTGGCGTCATAGACTTTGCTTAATCTATAGGAGGAATAAATGGCGACTTATGATTTAACTCCTAACGGAGGAACTGCGGGTCATCCGGGTAACGTTGCAAGACCTTACGTAATGACCTCAAAAGTACACGACACTGCAGACGGTGGTACAGGTGGAGACGTTGTTCAATTGATTGACGTTCCTGCTGATAGTATGATCGTTGCAGGTGCTTTAGAAGTTTTAGAAGCAAGAGGTAACGGACAGATCACTCTTGATGTGGGTTTCACAGGTGGCGATGTAGACTGTTTTGTAGACGGTTCTGCATGTGCTGCAGGTTTTACACCATTTCTTGAAGCTGCCGTTGGTGCTTCTGGATCTAATGCTAGAATTTTAACTTCAGCAGATACTATCGATGCGTTAATTCTCGATGGTGGATCAACAGGTGAATCTGCACTACGTTTTAGAATACACGTAGTTTTAGCAGACGTTTCTGTTAATCCAACTGAAACTGCTACAGTTTCTACTGGCACATAATAAGGTGGGGTGGGCAACCACCCCTTCTTTTACTTTCACGGGGGAAGATCTTTGTTAATAAAGGTAAATAATGTTATTGCAATTACTAACCAAAGAAGACATAGACAAATGTTTAAGTCTTTGCCCAAGCATGGTAGACGGCAACAAGACACAGCCGTTAAAAAGCGTTAAAAAAAATTCAGAGTCTGTAAAAGTAGACGATGAAATACGAAACTTAGTTTCAGCACGAATTATACACAACCCGTTTGTTGATTCAGTTATTAACCCCACACGTGTATCGGTTAATTTTTACAACCACTACAGAGAGGGTGATTACTACAACAAACACGTAGACAACTTTAAAGCCGAACCTAAAATAAATCACACTTACTTTGACTATGGTTTTACAGTTTGTTTATCAGATGACTACGAAGGCGGGGAGTTTGTACTTGACAATGAAATAGGTGAAATACCTTTTAAATTAAAAGCAGGTCAAGTTTTATTCTTTCCAATAATTTATCCACACAGCGTAAACAAAGTAACTGGTGGATTACGAAGAGCCTTGATAGGTTGGTTATCTACGAATGTAAGTTATGAACAAAGTTATGTGTTGCGTAACCTATACGAAGTAAATGCACACGCAATACAAAACAAACAACACGATTTAGCCGTTAAATCTACTCTTGTACAAAATTATTTAAAGAAACAGTGGGGTAGATAATTGGCGTACTTAATAAGTAACGTACCACACTTTAAATGTTGGGTACGAAAAGAATTTACACACAATCACCAGATGTATCATGGTGAATATTTACACGGACTAGCAATAGCCGTAAACACAGTACCAGACAGATGTCTTAGTTTTCAAGTTGTATTTACAGGATGTGAAAGTGATGACGATGAAAACGAACCGAACGTACACGGTGGTGCAATGTGGGCAAGGATGCCAATAACAGCACTGGTTGCTGATATACCGTACGAAGAGTGGCCGCAGAAAATGCCAACACATTTGGCTC